CTCGAACTTGGCCTTTGGTCTCGTGAACTCCTCGCTCGTCTATGGTAACACCCTTTCGAACATCAACGCCTCGAACATTGTGGGACTTACGAACGTTTCGGGCAACACCCTTTCGAACATCAACGCCTCGAACCTGGCTTTTGGCATCGTGAACTCCTCACTCATCTACGGAAACACCCTGTCGAACATCCAAGCCTCGAACATCTCAGGACTTGTGACTGTTTCGGGAAACACCCTTTCGAACATCAACGCCTCGAACCTGGCTTTTGGCATCGTGAACTCCTCACTCATCTACGGCAACACCCTTTCGAACATCAACGCCTCGAACATCACGGGACTTACGAACGTTTCGGGAAACACCCTTTCGAACATCAACGCCTCGAACCTGGCCTTTGGCGTCGTGAACTCCTCGCTCATCTACGGCAACACCCTGTCGAACATCAACGCCTCGAACATCACGGGACTTACGAACGTTTCGGGAAACACCCTTTCGAACATTAACGCCTCGAACCTGGCCTTTGGCATCGTGAACTCCTCGCTCATCTACGGCAACACCCTGTCGAACATCCAGTCTTCCAATATTACTCAGCCATTCGCAAACCTGGCCGTCTCAAACTCGGTCACAACTACATTTGTATTCGCGCAAAACATATACACTACGGGAGGTATAGAGATAGCGACCGACAGTGCGTTCCATGGGAACCTGGATGTCACTGGAAACTTGCGCCCGGGCGCAATCGTAGATTATGTGTCGAGCGTTGGATCCGCTGGGCAATTCCTGACATCGACAGGGTCGAGTATCGAGTGGTCTTCTGCTGTAGCAAACTTGGTCGTCTCGAACACTGTCACGACCAGTGAAATAATATGTAATGCATTCACGACGAGCACAGCGACTAATTGGAACTATGTGAGTAACGCGGCAACTGCGCGTTCAACATCTGTCGGGTGGCAGGGAATTCGGCAAGTTTTCGGAGATTACATTACAGGAAACGTCTACGTATACAATAACGCGGTCCTTGAAGTTACTTTATCATATGTCGCCCCTGGGTTTGGTTCATTTGTTGCGGTCGGGGGGCTAAATGACGAAATTATTGTAGTCTCTGGAGTAGACGCTTTCTATGTCTATTATTTTGACGGTCTCATATGGAACGGGCCAATTGCCACCGATACAACCGACGATTTAGGAGTACATAACACATTATGGATGCCTTCATTAAGTGCAGAGGGTTCCCTGACGGTTACCCTAGTTATCGGTGGATACGGGTTCCCCACGGATGGCGGCGGGAATCCAGCCGTTGGTATATATATTATAATAGTTTTAGATGGGACCTCTTCCTTTGCGGGTTCAATCACTCCTTTTAATGATGTCGCAGACAAAGATAGAAATACAGTCGCTATATCTGGAGATAGAACTACCGTAGCGATTGGTCAGCAGGACTCATCCTACTTCTATGTGTACTCTCTAAGTAATCTCATCACTCCAGTATTTTCTTCTGGAAGAACGAACCCTGGAATTGAATATTATGTTTCGATCGACTATTATGGCCAGATTGTCCTTCTGACACTCCAGGATTCAGGACAAGTTCTCATGTATAGTATTAGTCTTGCTCCAGTATAATGGACATCATTGATTTTCTCGAGAGTCACGAGATTCTCTGGTTTCCTATTCATATCGAAATTGTAAATAATAAGAAAAGTCCCAGAAGAGTCGACCCGTTCGAGGATGGCGAACCCTGGGTCGATACCTGGAGACCAAGTAAGGCTGACATGGAATACATGAAGGGCTTTTTGAGTGAATGTAACGCCCTCGCCATAGACACGAGTGTCATTCATCAGCTCGATATAGACACGCCCAAATATCAAAGGCTTTCATCGAGCGGTCCATACTATGAATCGTTTTGTAAAAAGCTTCCGCATATTTTTTACAAAACAGACAAAAGACCCGCCTTACCTATCCAAATGGACAAGTACTTTTTAGGAGTCGAAAACCTTGCGGGTCGTTGGGCATTTGCCAGGAAAGACTCGCGGGTCCTAAATCACGATTTAAATATAGCCATAAGATAGAATGCCAGCGGTTTGGGCCCTAGTAAATACTTTTACGTTTGCGGACAGCCCAATTATGGCCCAGGTGAACAGCGATGGCATGTCATTTGCGGTGAGTTTATCAAATGAAGCGGCAGGTGGTCCTTTTAAGCCTTACATTGAGACATACACAAAGTCTGGAGACCCTACCGTCGCAACATACACACGTGACCAGCGCAATCTGAATCTATATATTGAAAATTCAAGTCCACCTGGCACGGGTCCGTATGCCGAAGAACTCGCCTTGCGTGCCAATGTCTTGACCTCGACTCTTACATATAACGCGGGTATTTCTACACCATATTATGCAAGTTATATATTCAAACTCGAGCTTCGGAGCGACATCAATGCGACCGGTGCCGTGATTGCTCCCATGCTCTATGCATCGGGCGTCAAGTCCTTCAAGATTCCGCACCCTATCAAAAAGAATACGGTCCTGATCCACAGTTGCATAGAGGGCCCTCGGTGCGACTTGATGTACCGAGGGCACGTGAAGCTTTCAGGCGGGACCGCAAATGTAAACATCGACACGGACTCGAGCGCATACCCCATGACCCAAGGAACCTTTGCGGCCCTTTCGACCAACGCTCGGTACTTTTTACAGAACAACGACTCGTTCGACAGAGTCCGAGGTCAGATCAACGGGAATATTCTTACGATACTGGCCGAAAATTTGGAATCGACCGATGAAATTAGCTGGATGGTTATTTCGGAACGAAAAGACCAGTCGATCATTGATTGCGAACGGACTGACCGGAAGGGTCTATTGATTCCAGAACATTCTAAGTGAGTGGAACGAGGACTTTTAGGCGCCATAAAATATTTATTAAGTTCAATGGAGTGGATCGATGATGAGCTCTGTATCGTGAAATCCGGAGAAGTCACCCATGTGTTTGAACGGACCCCTCCCCTGTCCAGGACCGCCTACAAACACATGTGTGCATGGGTAATTTCTAATTTTGATTCAAAATTCAATGAATCCCCAGAGACCCTGTGGGCAGAGGCCGGAGAGGCATGGAATTCCCTGACCCCTGAGACACAGGGGCTCCTGTTCGCCTTACAGGCCAGGGAGGAGCAGATGGTCAAGGATATCCGCCTTGGTCTCCTCGCGACTCTGGCGGGCTATCAGGGACTCAAGACCATCAAGGACAAGTTCGCCGAGGCGATTCGTTCGGTCGAATGATTTTCCAGGTACTTACTAGAGATGTCGACCACGACATATTTTGGAGATGTGATAACGACCGGGAACACAATTTTGAAACAAAATCTGACGGTCCTTGGGACTTCCTATTTTGTTTCAAATATCGTTGGTGGTCAGAATATCGGATCCCCGGGGAGCCCTTTTGCGAGTCTCAGCGCGACCGGATCAAATACAACCACGATCAACGCAATATCTATTTCTACTTCTAGCAAAATTAACACATCGAATGCAGTCTCCCAGAATTCCTATCAGAGTATAGACCTTTATGCAGTTTCCTCGAACATATACAACTTGTTCTCCAAGAGTCTCATCACGAGTAACAATATTGGAATTGGGACCGATGCGTCCGCGAATCTATCGGTCCGAGGAAATGTCTGGGTCTCGAACTCTTTCCAGACGATAAACGTCTTTGCGACCTCGGCGAACATCGGTACGGCAAATATCATTTCTTTTAGCGCTATATCAAACATCGGAATTGGGACAGGTACACCCGCGAATCTAAGTGTTCAAGGAAGTGTTTGGGTCTCGAACTCTTTTGAGACGACAAACGTCTTTGCGACCTCGGCGAACATAGGTACGGCAAACGTAGGAACCTTTGAGACCGGGAGTATCGGAATTGGGACCGATGCGTCCGCAAACCTGAGTGTTCAAGGAAATGTCTGGGTCTCGAACTCTTTCCAGACGACGAACATCCTATCGACCTCGGCAAATATCGTCACGGCGAACATAGGATCCTTGATTGCGACAGGGAGTATCGGAATTGGGACCAGTACATCAGCGAACCTGAGTGTTCAAGGAAATCTATCGGTCTCTTCTCTTTTATTTGTGAGCGGAAACATCTTTACGGATTCTGCGAACGTGACCGTGTCGTCACTTAGAGTCCCCTACATGACCGTTACCTCGAACATCGGTGTTAAGACCAATACGCTTGCGAATCTGAGTGTTCGAGGAAATGCTTGGATATCGAACTCTTTTAGCACAACAAACGTCCTGGTGGCCTCGGCGAACGTCGATGAGGAGGCAAACGTAGGAATCTTCATAGCGACAGGAAGTATCGGAATTAGGACCGATGCATCCGCGAACCTGAGGGTCCGAGGAAATGCGTGGGTCTCGAACTCTTTTATCACACCGAACGTCTTGATGACTTCGACAAACATTCGCGTGGCAACGATCGAAACATTCATCGCGACAAGGAGTATCGGAATTGGGACCAGTACGTCCGCAAACTTGACGGTCCGAGGAAATGTTTGGGTCTCGAACTCTTTTGAGACGAAGAATATCTCGGCCACGACGATGAATATCACTGGAACTGCATTTTCGCCTGTAATTCCGACGAAACTTCAGAACACTTCAACACTCACATTGAGTTCTATTTCGAGCGGATATGTCGGAATCAACACCTCGACGAACCTTGGCGCGGCCCTTCAGATTCTGGGGAACGTCTATTCCTCGAACTCTATTTCGTCCGGAGACCTGAACATTACGAATACAATAGTCTACGGCGAGGATCTAACAAAGCGTTCGATTCACTTGGCTCCCTCAGGTGCAAACGCAGCCGCCATTCAGTCATGGATTTCGGCCACGTGTAACATGTCGAGTAATTCGTATTGGTCCGTCACGCAAGCCCCAGTCTATGCGAACGCTGCAGTAAGTACCAGCGGGTATTCGGGATCCGTGCTTTTGCCGGATGGTCGTGTTCTCTTTGTCCCGTCTACAAGCTCGAGCATCGGTTTCTACACTCCAGCGACCGGCGAATTTTCGGCGGTGACTCCGAGTGGTTTCCAAGGGCCCTTTAATGGGGGCGTGCTACTCCCGACCGGAAATGTTCTGTTCGCGCCACAAACCTCAGCTGTGGGAATATATAACCCCGTGAGTCGTAATTTTTCCGCGCCCGTGAACATTACACCTGGATCTTATTATGGAGTTCTGACCGCGAATAATGTCATATTTGCGCCCCAGAGTTTTCCTTCGAGCATCATTAATTATAACTACACGACGGGTGCGGCAACATCCGTTCTGGCTTTACCGACACCTTTATTTGTTGGACAATACTGGGCAAACCCTATCGTACCCCTGGAATATGTAGATAGTGATGTTATTTGGACTTCTGTCGCATGGTCTTCACAATTGGGTCTTTTTGTAGCGTGTGGTTTTGGATTTGGCAGTAAGTCGGCCTATAGCACGGATGGGAAATCATGGGTCGCTTCTACGACGCCCCTAAGTTCGGTGAGTACTAGTGCATGGCAGTCCGTCGCATGGTCCCCACAACTCGGTCTCTTTGTGGCGGTCGCTCAATCATTTTCCCATTCTATTCCTTCGGCCTATAGCACGGATGGGAAAAACTGGTTCGCTTCTACGACGCCCCTAAGTTCCAACGGTATTGATGTTACTTTCTGGAATTCTGTCGCGTGGTCTCCAGAGCTGGGTCTCTTTGTAGCGTGTGGATATGGATATGGCGCTGGCAGTAGTTCGGCCTATAGCACGGATGGGAAAAACTGGTTTGATTCTCCATATAATTCTCTGGGTTCGTTCGCTCCGAATACTAATTGGCTTTCTGTCGCATGGGCTCCACAATTGGGTCTCTTTGTAGCGTGTGGTTCTTTGTATGTAGGCAGCAGTCCCGCGACTTCGGCCTATAGCACGGACGGAAAATCATGGGCTATTTCTACGAGGCCCCTAAATTATGTCGCAGTTACTATATGGAATTCTGTTGCGTGGTCGCCAAAATTGGGTCTCTTTGTAGCGTGTGGTATTGGTCCTCAAGGTATTGCTTCGGCCTATAGCACTGACGGAAAATCATGGTTCGTTTCTACAGTACAGCTGAATTCACTCTCCACGCATTTTACACAATGGTATTCTGTCGCATGGTCCCCAGAAGAGGGTCTCTTTGTAGCGGTCGGAAATCCTATCGGGGGGGACGAGCCAGGCGCTCTTGTGAGTTCGGCCTATAGCACGGATGGAAAAACATGGGTCGCTTCTCCCGTACAACTGAATAATATAGGTTATGGATGGAATTCTGTCGCTTGGTCTCCAGAGTTGGGTCTTTTTGTAGTTGCCGGGTATTACATTTCGGCATATGGAATGGGCGCGGTGAAACAGGTCGGAACGTGCCTCTTGCCCAACGGAAACGTCATCGTCCCACTGCCCGGAAGCTCAAACGTCATACAGTTCGATCCGGTCAGTCTCCAGGCTTCAAACATCTTCACAGGGACGGATGGGTTCAGCAGTTTGACACTCGATCCGACCGGAAATGTCATAGGAACACCAGCAAATTCTAATATTATAGTCATAAACCCAAACTCTGGAACAGCATCAAATGTGTTAGGTTCCATCGGTGGATTTAGTGGTGGAGTTCTGTTGCCGTCCGGAAACGTCATTTTCATTTCACAGGGCTATTCAAATATCGGAATGTTTGATCCGATCGCTCTTCAGTATTCAAACTCGATAGAGTGTGGAACGGGGTTTTCAGGAGGGACGTTGCTGACGTCAGGTCAGGTGGTCTTTACGCCGAGCGGTTCGGCCAATGTCGGCATCCTAGACACGATGACCCCGGTCTCGGCAGAGTTTTGTCTGTCTCCTTATTTTAACAAGTTCTGATCATAAAATATCCACAAGTAACAGAGATGCCCGTCATCACCAATTTTGGTGATTCAAACACGGCCGGAAACACGACTCTTCAGCAAAATCTCACCGTCCAGGGGGCCTATTCCACTTTTAGTGGAAACCTCCTCGCCAGCTCTGCAACAACCAGAATAGGAAATATCGCGTCTCCATTTTTGGGAGTCTATGTACAGACCGCAAATATTTCGTTAATTAATACAACAAATTTCGTGTCTACATCTAGCTTTTTGGTCAATGGAGATGTCATTTCCTCAAATGCTCTTTTTACGACAAATATATTTGCAACGAACTCGAATATTTCGGGTATTACAAACACTGCGAGTCTCACGGTCACCTCAAATCTGGGAATCGGTACGGCCGTGAACTCGAACGCGCTAAACGTCTTGGGAAATCTGTACGCCTCGAACTCTCTTTCGTCTACGAATGTTGTCGCCCTATCGGCAAACATCTCCGGAACAGCGAACGTACAGTCTCTCATGGTCACCTCCAACCTGGGTATCGGTACGTCCGTGAACTCGAACGCGCTAAACGTCTTGGGAAATCTGTACGCCTCGAACTCTCTTTCGTCTACGAATGTTGTCGCCCTATCGGCAAACATCTCCGGAACGGCGAACGTACAGTCTCTCATGGTCACCTCCAACCTGGGTATCGGTACGTCCGTGAACTCGAACGCCCTGAATGTTTTGGGAAATCTGTATGTCTCGAACTCTATTTCGACCACAAATATTGTTACGACTCTCGCGAATATTTCAGGTACTGCGAACGTCCAAACGCTCGTGACCGGTTCACCCGTCGGCATCGGCACGATTCCCGCGGGCTTTATGTTAACAATCCAGGGATCTATGTATGTATCTAATTCTGTGACTACATCATTTATTTCAACGACTTCCATTACTGTTTACGGAACGGCGAACGTTCAGTCTCTCCAGTCCATCGGTCCCATCGGAATCGGGACGCTGCCCAATGCCAGTACCCCCCTCTGGGTCCAGGGCAATGCTTACGTTTCGAATAGTCTCACGACTACGAATGTTTTCTCTACTTCCGCGAATATCTCTGGAATTGCAAACGTCCAGTCTCTTTCGGTCGTCTCGAACATTGGCATCGGAATGGCCGTGAACTCGAACGCCCTGAACGTCCTAGGGAATATTTATGCCTCGAACTCTATTTCGACTACGAATGTTTTCGCTACTTTAGCGAATATCTCTGGAACGGCAAACGTCCAGTCTCTTTTGGTCGGCTCGAATATTGGAATCGGTACGACTGCCGGTGGAAATACCATGAGCGTTCTAGGAAACATCTATGCATCGAACAGTATCACGACTACAAATATTGTCGCGGTCCTTGCGAACATCACGACACTTAACGTGGGGACCTTATTCACGGTCTCAAATATCACAACCTTGAACACTATAGCAATTTATGGACAAAGTGGATATGTCGGGATCAGTACTTCGACGAACCTTGGAGCGGCCCTTCAGGTCCAGGGGAACATCTATGCCTCGAACGCCTTGACCTCTACGAACCTCGTAATTTCCGGGTCAATCTCATATAACGAAGATCTCGTGAAGCGCGGGCCGTACCTTACGCCTTCGGCCGCTAACTCGGCGACCATTACAGCATGGATTTCCGCGACGTGTAACGCGTCTTCGCAACCAACAAAATCGTGGTGGGCCACCTCACCGAAGCCTGTGTACGGAAATGTAGCCGCCGGGCCCTACGGGACCACGGATTATGCAGGGAGCGTGCTTCTCCCCGATGGTCGTGTCCTCTTTGTTCCTCAAAATTCATCGAATGTCGGATTCTTCAATCCCATGACTGGTCTTTTTACAACTTTGATCCCAGAGGGCCTCGGCACAATTACAGGTCAGTTCAGAGGGGGCGTTCTGGTCCCGAGCGGAAACGTCGTTTTTATTCCATATAATTCATCAAATATAGGTCTTTTTAATCCTTTGAGCTATCAGTACTCAAACATTCCAATCGGGGCCCAGCCATCAACGGCCTGCTTCCATGGCGGAGTTCTCAGCCCATCCGGAACTGTCGTTATGGTCCCAAGAAATTCTGCAAATATCGGAGTTTTCAATCCGACGACTCTGGCTCTGACGAACGTTGGACCGATCGCCGGGCAGTCCCAAACTCTCTTTGGATCTGGGGTTCTCTTGCCGAACGGTAATGTGGTCATGGCTCCTTTAACGAGTGGAAATATCGGAATGTATAACCCACAGACATCCACATTCTCAAATGTCGGACCTGTATCTTCAGCCGGAAGGTGGGAGTCTGCATCACTGGCACCAAACGGGAATGTCATCTTCGCGCCATCTTCCTCTCTTAACGTTATGGTCTATAACCCTACGTTTGTCTCGAATCCGCTCGGAGCCGGTGGACTTTCGAACATCGTCATCGGACCGACCGAGGGGACCTTTAGTTTTAGAGGATCGGCACTTTTGCCCTCCGGAAACATCGTTTTCTGTCCGGCCGATGCCTCGAACGTCGGGATGTTCGATCCGGGCACTCTTCAGTACTCGAACTGTACAGTTGTCTCGGCGGCCCCATCAAAATTCGTAGGATGCACGCTTGCTCTAGACGGCCGAGTCGTATTTTGCCCGGCCGGATCTGCAAATGTCGGAGTCCTCAATACAATAACACCGGCCGTCAAGGAATTCTGCTTGTCTCCGATGTTTAATAAGTTTTAATAAAAATCTCTTGTTTTATTAGATGTCATCGACTACCTTTTATAACTCAAATAACTTATCCGGACTAGGTAAAATTACCGCGGCGACCTTTTCGGGTTCTGGGGCGTCTTTGACCAATCTGCCTATGGGCCAGGCCACAGGACTGCTCGCGGTCGCGAACGGAGGAACCGGAGTGACATCATCGACCGGCAGTGGATCTGTGGTTTTATCGGCGAGTCCCACATTAACAGGGACTGTCACCGCGACCACCTTTTCGGGTTCTGGGGCGTCTTTGACCAATCTGCCTATGGGCCAGGCCACAGGACTGCTCGCGGTCGCAAACGGAGGAACCGGCGTGACATCATCGACCGGCACTGGATCTGTGGTTTTATCGGCGAGTCCCACGTTAACAGGGACGGTCGCGGTGGCGAGTTTGAATGCGTCCGTGGGTATTACATCACCGGGAGCTGGGGGAATCGCTACGAACACGGCGATCGGCCAGGGTGCCTTAGCGACGAACACGACAGGTTCCCAGAACACTGCACTCGGCTCGAATGCCTTGGCCGTAAACACGACCGGTAATTACAATGTGGCGGTCGGTTCGAACACCTTGTCCTTAAACACGACCGGTACTTATAATACAGCGGTCGGATCGAACGCCTTGGCCTTAAACACAATAGGTGTCGGGAATGCGGCACTCGGCACGGATGCCTTGTCCGTAAACACGATGGGTCAAGACAACACGGCGGTCGGTAAACAATCTTTAAAATCAAACGAAGCCGGTAATAACAATGTGGCGGTCGGAAGTTATTCGTTATCAAAGAACTTTGGTAGTAACAACACTGGGGTCGGGTCGGCGTCATTGCAGTTAAATACGTATGGTCATGATAATACTGCGATCGGAGGGGCTGCGTTACAGCTAAATCTGACCGGTAACTATAATGTATCTATTGGGAACGATAGTTTGGCCTCAAATGATACCGGTAGTTACAATGTGGCGGTCGGTAGGTTTGCGTTGTTGAACGCCACTGCGCAAAATAATACGGCTATCGGCTATTATGCTTTGTCCACGATCACGACCGGGCAAAATAATACGGCTATCGGAAGTGGGGCCGGAGCAACAGGCACAAATGACCTAACAGAGGGAAGCAATAATACATTGATAGGTTACCAAGCACAACTACCCGGTGAGGATCAACAATTTGATAACATTATTGTCCTAGGAAATTCATCAATTACCACAATTTACGCCCAAGCGACTACTATTACGCAACTTTCGTCCGATGCACGCGACAAGACCGAGGTGGAGACTATTCCGCTCGGTCTGGATTTTATCAACCAACTAAGGCCCGTGAAGTACAAGTACGATTCGCGTAGCCGTTACGAGAATGGAGTTCCGGATGGATCGAAGGCCGATGATTTCTGGTCGACCGGTTTCATCGCCCAGGAAGTCATGGCCGTCCAGCCCGAGTGGTTCAAAATGGCACATGAACTTGGCAAAGATCATTTGACGGCGACTCCGGGCATGGTGCTCATGCCCCTGCTCAAGGCTGTCCAGGAACTCTCGGCCCAGGTCACGGCGCTCCAGGCCCAAGTAAATTCTCTTAGCAAATTACAGTAAATGAACTACACGCCGACTGCCCCGGGTCGCCTCCTCTTCGGAGATTCCCTGAACCGGGACATGACGCTGTATCCTAATGGAAATTCCTACACTCTCCATCTGACCCGCCCGATACGGAATATCGAGCGTGTCGAGTTGGTCTCGGCCCGAGTCCCCAATACCATGTACAATCTCACGGACGGATCGAACGTTCTCTCCGTCAATTCATCGAACGTCTCGCTCAATGACGGCTTCTACTCCGTGTTCAGTCTGGCAGCGGATCTCAGTGCGGTGATGACAAATGTGTCCATGACCTACATCCCGGAGGAAGGCCGTTTCATATTTTCTGGAGCTTCTCAATTTACGATCAAAATTAACTCTCAAGAGCTGGCGACAATGATTGGTCTCCCGGTAAGCACGACCCTCACGACCGCTCTGGCCGGTCCGACCGATCCCTCGTACTCTGGGAAATACATCCTCAAAAGCACGACCCTTGTGGACTTGAGTCTGAACGATATCGTCTATCTGGATATCGAAGAGCTCAGGAGTCCGTTCAACGTCGATACGGGTGCGATCCAGGCAACGACCGGAACGATCAGCGGGTCGAACGCCAACAGGGCCTTTGCGCCCATCGCTATGGACGTCGGATCGGCCTGCATCAAAAATTTTGGGGAGAACAAGGACTATCGGATCGGTGTGGACTACCCAGAGCCCATCAACTCCCTTCAGCGTCTGACCGTCCAGTGGATTGATCGAAATGGGAAACTCCTGAACTTTCAGGGGTGGAATACCAATTCGTTCGTCTTGCGACTCTTTATTACCCCGGACCCTGAGCCGACTCTGCCACCCCCGCCTCCTCTGGAAGATACCCAGATTCGCCGGATCGTCCAGGCGATGACTATGGTTCCGAAACCCCCAAAGGAAGAGCCGAAAAAGCGCTTTCACTGGTGGTTGATCGTTTTGGTTTTATTGATTCTTATCGCTCTGTACAAGACCTTTGGGAATCGTCTAGGAGTGCCCATGCAGGTTCCGAGGGGTCCCATGGTCGCGGGGCCGGGGCCGGCGCCTCCTCCTCTTCGCTGAAACCCTTCTGGAAACCCTCAAATCCTGGGATGTCCGTCTCGGACTCATATTCCTCCTCCTCAATTATGTTTGAAAATTGAGAGTCTGTGCCAGAGTCCTCCTCAAATAGTGTAAACTTTACAAAGCTCATCTACTGTCCTCCAATAGAGTCGACCGCAGACTTTAACGCATCCTCGGTGGGATTCTCTGGGATCCAGTCGGCCCATGTCCTGGCGCACTCGTTCATCTTGACGGCCATGTCGTCCTCGGTCCCCGTGTACTCTGACCAGTCTGGGTCCTCCTCTTCGGACTCGGTTCCCGAGTCCTCTTCCTCTTCGTCCGACCCAGAGTCCTCCTCATAAGCCTCTGGGTACAAAGATCCAGTGTGCTTCCCGGCAACGTTTCGGGCCGCATACATGAGACCGTACTTCATGTCAGACGCGACGATGCAGTCCCGACCGCACGCCTTTGCATAGTGTGCGGCCAGAACTGTCGCAGACTCCATGACTGGCAGGAAAAGGTCGATGGCCGTCTTCTCCATCATGTCGGTATTCAGAGGCCCGTCCCCAGTCTTCATTTCTAAAGTAAAATTGCCTCAGGTCTTTACTTGAAGTTTGAAAAGATAACCTTGGGTCCCTCCAAAAAGTTGTAGGAGACCGTGTAGACTCGGATCCTCACGTTTGCCGGACTCGGGTTCAGGTTTATAAACAGATTTTGGTTCTTAATTCGTGTCAAGTTCACGGACCCACATGGGGTGTCACCCTCTGGATCGAGGCTGAAGGAGTACATGTAGAACAGCCGGTTTGGAACGCGCGTGTGAAACTCGAGAGGTTGTATGATCCGTAGAAATTGCGGGGTACCGACTCTTTTTTCGATACGTGACACGCCGTTGAAATCTAATTCTAAATTGTTGAGCAGATCGGTGGTTCCTATGGTCGTACTCGTGCTCGTGGCTGTGTTGCTGTAGTCGTAGCCGAGTGCCGAGTCGTTCTGGAGTACCACAAAAAGTTCCTTGACCGGGTTGTAAAAGTCGAGAATGCACTGGACGTCCGACACACCCTGTGGTGCGAAAAACTCCATACGCTGGACCTGTTCGAATATTTGTAGACGAGGTTTCGAAAATATACCTTTAATCTCTTGTTCGGAGATGTAGGTATATTCAACGTTCAGGTGGGCAGTGATCGTACCCGGAATACTATAGGCCGGTGTGGTGAAAAAGGTTGACGGGTTCCAGACTATCCTGATAGTAATATCTGGGCCATTCGTGGTTAGACCTTTTTTGAATGTCGAGAACGGGAGCGGAATAGTGTAGACAGCCTGCGGAATCACAGAGAACTGCAAATTCTTGCCGATGAAGTATTTCAGTCCGGGTTGCTTTCCCTGTGGAACCTCCAAGTCATACTTCATTTCAATCTGTTCACTATAGAGTCTCTCGATCAATTCTGTTCCTAAATAGAGCTCGATATACTGGAACAAGAGAGTCCCGACCGAGTCGAGGACACCATAGTTCTGGGGCAATGTCGGAAATTCGACATAGAGGTACATGTTCGTGATGAGGTCCCCAGATTTTGGGATGATCCGGTGGTTCTCCCCCCCGAAGAAAACAGCCTGTTCATCGAAGATGACCTGTTCGATCCGCTGGGAAAAGAGCGTCTGACCCGCGTACCTTTCGATAAAGTACGTCACTTGCGGGTCCCCACTGAGCGAAATGTCCTCCTGGCCAAGGAAGGAAAGACTTGCACGTCCGGCCATCTAATGAGTGCGAAGATTTTCGACGGGCCAGGAAACCGAAGGTTCTCTAGTCGAACATCAGACCGGCGATACCATTCTCGACTCGAAGGATATTTTGGGATGTGGCGATGATCCTGAATTTCTTGGCCGGATAGTAGTCAGAAGGGTTGAAGACGTTGAGTTCGAGAAGAATATTTCGAATACGGCTCATATTGATCTGACCCGAAGGGTCTCCACCATATGGGTTGGTCGAAAAAGAGTACATGAAAAACTGGCGCCCAGGGACTGACGAACCAGGGGGTGTCGATAAAAAGTTCACGTGATGATTGAAAGGTTCGATAGACCCTATGTAGAGGGCATCTGTGCAGACCGTCAAAAGGGCATCCTCGCCGTTATATGTCAACCCTATGCTCTGAAGATTGTTCCCAGAATAGTCATACGGTAATGATCCTACAACTTGGATGACGAAAAAGAGCTCTTTGACGGGCCCTTTGAAGTCGATCGGAAAAATAGCCGTCTGAAAACCTTGATTAAGATCAAACTCCTGATATTGAGTCTGTGTGATGACATAGTCGAGACGGTGGTTCTGGAACCAGTCAATCTCCGGATTCGAGAGATATACGTAATCAGTGATGATTGTGGCAGTCAGGGTCGGATCGGTCACCGGAATGGCCGTCAGCTCTGAAAAGTTCCGGAAGGTCACCCAGACCTCTACATCCTGTCTCTCGAGGGCCGTGATTGGTATTGAAAGCTCGGGGCTTGTAAAAAAATAGAATGGCAAATTCGCATAGTACACGCGCCCGGGCGGGTTCACGTTCGTCGTGTTGTCGTACTTTCCGGTCAGGAGCTGTAGACCGGGCTGGTTTTCATAGGGAACATTTAGTTCGTTCCATATCTCGATGTATTCTCCGGTGATGCTCTGGATCGTCTGTCCTCCAATTTTAAGGTCCGCGTTCTGAACAAGATAGGTCGCGACCGAATCATAATAGCTATATGACGTGTCTATAGTGCCCGGAGACAAATTCGATGCCAGCGGAGTGATTGAAATGTATGTCCCCGGAAGGACATTGGCAGTCGATCCGTCCACACCGAGCGAGATGGAATATGTCGCGGCAGTGTTCGAAATCCGAAACGGGACCGAAAGAGTATAAGGTGGTGCGATGCCCAAAGCCACGTTGTAGACGGGGCTCGTGAATGTTGGGTCCGAACTTGAGATGGTCAAACTCGTGAGGGCATTTGAGGTATAAAATACGCCAGTCATCATGTACGAGATTGCGTTCGAAAACACAAGTTTTCCAGAACTTGTCGAAATAATTATAGAATTTGTGTTTGAACTAAAATAGGGGCTCTGAAATTGAAGGGGTGTCGTCAGTGTGTTTGATGTCCTCTGAAACAAGACTCCGTTGTATGGGAGATTGATTCCGGGCTGTGTATCTGAAAGGACACCGACCTGGTTGATCGTGAAGAATGAGTTGGAGCTCAAGTTTGAGAGAGAGCCGGTCGTCGAGACGTTCAAGTAGTAATTCAACGATGTATTCGCCACGAGTGGTATGGAAAAGGCGTACGTCGGGTTTCGGCCCTGAAGAGACATGTCGTAGGTGTAAAGGATGTTCGCGCGCTCACCGATGGATACGCTCGAAATATATGAAGGATCCGTCAGGCTCAGCGAACCAGAGATGAGGTACTCACCATTGATCGTAAAACTCATGGTCGAGTTGGGATTCAGTATGACAGTCACGTTTGAGGAGGTCACGTTTCCATAGAGCGGGACGGGGGCCATGGAGGTTCCCGAAAGGGCAATGTTGCTCGAGAACTGATAAATATCGTTGGTCGGGGTGACTGAAAAGTATGAACCGGTGAGAAGCTGACTGCCATTTGTCGTTGCGTAAAAATAGTAATATTGTGTTGTATCTGTGACTATGAGTGGGATGAGGGCCGGTGATGATGGGTCCGGAGAAACGATGAAATTGTATGTGTAGGGAAATACCGGAGATATCGGGGTTGCATTATATGCCGATGTTACATAAGACAGGGCCTGGATGGACCCCCCAGAACCGACGCTGAAACCCGCTCTAATTGTATAATATCCGATCCGTGCGAATTGAATGCCCCCGCTAGTCGATATCGTATAGGAAGTCGTAAGCAGATCGTTCGGTGTCCAGTAGAGTCCGAGAGCACTTGTTGCCGAAAAATTGATGAGTTGCTGCCCCGAAAGCGATAGAGTCTGGTTAAGGCTCAAATACAGACCCGAGAAAGGAAAGGTGGGCAAGCCGCCCGTCTGGATCCATCCTGACTGCTCGAGAGTCAGAGTAGGACTAACAGTTCCAGAACTTGCGTTATAAATGAGATTCGAAGAAGTGGTCACGTCGGCACCCAGAGGATCTAAACCCCAAAACACACTGGACGTCGCGGAAGTTGGAGATTGTCCCGTCGCGACGATGACATTCGAAAGACCGACCGAAGAATTTGAAAATATAAACTTATTTTCGGATACCGAATAATTCCCGTAGCCTCCAAAACTAGGCGTGAACCATTGGGCCAGAGACGTCGAGTTTGAAGAATAGTAAAGTAGATGAAAATTTCCCACAACGGGGCCGACAATAGTTCCATTCGCAAGTCCGAACCAAAGGAGCGGAAAGTTTGTTTTCGATGGAGCCTGGGCCCACGTCCAGTCCTCTCCGGGACTGCTCAAACCGGGCAACACAACCTTGAGAGTCAAGCCTCGTATGAGGTCTCCTTTTGGAGGAATCTGACAAATGCTGGTCCCTCCATAATTTATCAGCTGGTCTTTGAATGGAATATCATATGCCTCGAGCACAAAGGGTGTGTGGCGCTTATAGACTCCCGAAAAATACGTGATCTGTGGTTCCCCGGTAAGGTATGCATCCTGCTGACCAATAGCGGCCAACTGGATATATCCGGCTGACATTTGCCGCCTCTAGTAAAGACAGAGAGTTTTGTGCCCGCGCCCCAACACGCTCTCAATTTTGTTTCGAAATTGAAGAAAGGAGATGACTCTTAATCTCCGAAAGTTTGATCCCAGCAAGATGGGAGATGACAAGGTCTGCGTCTTCATTGGAAAGCGTGGGACCGGAAAGTCCACGCTGGTCACGGATATCCTGTGGCATAAGAAGCACCTTCCGGCCGGGATCGCCATGTCAGGCACGGAGGAGGGAAATGGGTACTACAAGCAGTTCATTCCGGATCTTTTCGTGTTTGGAGATTACAACAAGGATGCGCTCGAAAAGCTCATCGAACGCCAGAAGAAACTCTTGGCGGTCGGGAAGTGCAGCCCGGTCTTTGTGCTCATGGACGATTGCATGTATGACCGAGCCTTTATGAGAGATATTGCTATTCGGCAATTGTTTATGAATGGACGTCATTGGAAGATTTTCTTCATGATGACGACCCAGTACTGTATGGATATGACACCTATGATTCGAACCAATGTAGACTATGTGTTTGCCCTGAGAGACAACGTCCGGCAGAACCGCGAGAACCTCTACAAGGCGTTCTTCGGAGTCTTCCCGACGTTCGATAGTTTTTCACAGGTAATGGATGCATGTACAGAAAACTACGAGTGTTTAGTTCTGGACAACACCAGTAAATCGAATAAGATTACGGATTGTGTTTTTTGGTACAAGTCGCCGATCCGTCGAAACTTCCGAGTCGGCGGGGCGGCCTTCTGGCAGTATCACCAGAGGCACTACAACCCCAGGGCGGCTGCTGCATCTGGTGCCGTCCAAGTTCAACCGAAGAGGAAGGGTTCGGTCGTAAATGTGGTGAAGAAGAAGTAGTCCTACGGACTCGGCTCGCTTAGCGAGTCACCGCGAACATGGTCTGGCCCGGCTCGGCCAGGTCCTTCTTGATGAACCGCTTGACAATCATAAAGACCAGAATAGAAAAGAGGGTCGTCAGCAGAGCCGCAACCACGTGGGCCTTGATTCCAGGTCCCTGCTTGACGTACTTCGAAATGATGGCCTGGACCACGCCGTACCAGGCAAGCGCAGAGGCGAACGAGAAACCGCCGACCAGAGAGTTCAGACCCTGAGTCTCAATTGACATGGCGACGGACGAGATGGACATTTAGTATTTGCCAATAAAAAAAACTGCGCCCTGACCTCCTTCCGTTTTTCCCGAGCCAGACTAGATGACGAGGGCACAAGACCCGCCGCCGTCCCAGGTGCTGACGTATGACCCGAGCACGAGCTCTCTAATCACTGATATTCCTGAAACACCGAGCCTGACTGTTGACGAGGAACTTGCTATGCAGGCGCTGAACCGCACGAAGGGTGAACAGGCGGCGTCTGTACCATCTGGTTTAATGAAACGGACGCGACCTCCTGAGCCAGAAAAAGATGTTGACGAATCTCAAATGGCGGACTTTTCTACTCCGCTTGAGGAGCTCATGCCTGGCCCGAACCAGATGATCCAGAACGAGATGATGGGCCCTCCTCAGCAGGCGCCGATGGTTGAGCGTACTTCCAAGTCCAAGAAGGCGCCCGCGAACCCCTTCGGCCTGACAGATGACCAGTTCCAGGCGGCCATCGCGGGCGTCGCGGCCGTCATCGCCTTCTCCAAGCCGGTCCAGAGCCGCCTGCGCACGATGGTCCCCAAGTTTGTGGGGGAGTCCGGCGAGGTGTCCATGACGGGCCTCGCCGTGACGGCCCTGATTGCGGCCCTCCTGTACTACCTCGCGAAGAAGTACGTGGTGGATAAGTAGACGCCCAAGTCGGGAGCGCAGAGACCGACTTGTTCCATGGGATCCAGGAGCCGCTGCGCGGCCACAAGTCGCTGACGCGACTTGGCTTTTACCCTCTAACCGTATCCCCACAGTACTGCCTGTCCCCACTCTTCACATATAATCCATTCTTAACACATAAATCTTTCAGTTCCTCAAATTTCGTCCAGAAATCCGACGTGTGATCGTATTCCGGGACGGACATGTGGGCCAGCTCATGAATTAGGACGTACATCGCAGAGTTTACGTCATTTCCATCAAGACACAGGTAAATCTCATAGCCCTTATTCACGTTGGAGCCGATCGGCCCCTTGTCCTTAGACCATCCGACCATTCCCGTGATGATAGCCGGTCTCAGGACACCGTGCCACTTGGGATCTCCCGTCTCCCTTAGCATATCCAGGATCTTCCAGTACCGCTCCTTGATCTCCATTAACATGGGTGGTTCCTTGTGGGTCACTACAATTGTCATGAAAATTACAAAGAGGACAGCAATGACCATCCACCTCCACATGGATTCTTAATTTTAGAACAGAATTTAAGTTCGCCTCTTGAAGACAAATTTTGAATACAGATCGGAAACGAGTCCGTTGGGTCCGTCGATCATGGGTTCCCACTGAACCAGATCAAAGCCGACCCCACTGAGGGCCTTGACCAATACATTTGCGTCCAAAATTGGTTCCTCCCGGCCACCATCCGCATAGAAGGGCCCACCGACCAGGTTGACTAAAAGACGGGTGGACCCCCTGACGAACCCGAACTCGTTTCCTAATTTGTCCCTAAAATGCCCGAACCGGTCGACCATCGCTTCGGCCCGGGCCTTCTCTGGAGTGATGCCGATCAGGAGACCCCCGGGCTTGACAGCGACCCCCATGGCCCTGACGGAATCCTCGAAGGTCTTTTGGTCTTCGAATATGTAGTGCATCGAAAAGTTGTACGAGACGACGTCATAGGGACCAGCGAATGCAGCCTGTCGGATATCTCCCTGACCCAGGAACCAGACCCCAAAGTGCATATCCAGGGCTCGGGCCTCGGCCTCCTTGAGAGACTCTGGGTCCGGGTCGATGGCCGTGACCCGGGCACCGACCGCCTTCCACTTGTGCCAGTCACCGCCCCGTCCGCACCCACAATCAAGGACGTGCGATCCCTGGGGAACCCAGCACGAGATGTGATCTCGCTTACACTTGTTGTGAAGTTTGCGAAGTTCTTCCATAGTTAAAAGAAAAGCGCCTATCTCTTTTATATGGCTTCCCTCGAGGCAGACTACCTGACGGTCCCCGGGCAGCTCTTTGCGTGTGTTTCTTTCGTCGGTCCAGACCTTCCCCAGAAGAATGACAAGTTTGGAATGAAGATTCGCGGGTGCTTCTCGTCACGTGATGAGGCCGGCACCCACGCCAAGCGTCTCCAGAAGGAGGATGCGATCGTGGATATCTATGTGGTCGATATGTACAAGTGGCTCCTGATCCCCCCGGATCGCGAGCAGATCGCAGACACGCACTATCAGAACGAGAAGCTCGAGGAGATTATGACCAAGTACCGCGCGAACCAGTCCCAGGCCGCGGCGATGTTCGAGAAGCGCAAGCGTGATATGATGGCCAAGCCACAGGAGGGCGAGTTCCCGTACATCGACCCGTCCGACGAGAACTCCAAGTTTTACACCAAGCCCGACGTGCCGCCGATTCCTCATCCGGCAGACTTCCTTGATGCGCTCAAGCTTGAGTTCCCCGAGGCGACGATGGATGAGCTGGTGGCCAAGGCGGACATTCGCGTCGCGGCCGAGGTCCTGAAGCGCAAGGCTTCCCAGACTGAGACGACGCTGACCATCGACACGATCGCTGAGGACGACGAGGTCCCGGACTCTCCGGCAGCTTAAAATATTCATAAATAGTAGTTCGGGATGGCTTTCCCCTCCCCCCAGACACTTCCCAAGAGTCAATTGATACTCTTGGCAACTGCTGGTTCTTTCATGATTTTAAGTAGTTTTTATCTACTGCAACAGGGGCAGGTTATGCCTCTCGCGGCCGTGGTTGTCATCGCTTTCCTGGGATGGCTGATGTTCAAGAGGATCGCGCCGAGCGTTGTGAGCCAACCGCCAGCCGACCCGAACGCACCCGCATTTACTGTATTTCGCGATATGGAGCCGGCAGATCAGACACGTGTGAATGTGTGGACTGGCTTCCTCCAGGAAGATGTCTACAAGAATCGAACGGGTCCAATTGGAAATTTTGTCGGAAATGATGATGTTTCGAACAAGGCGCGTTTGTATCCTGTTGATGGAGCGGATGTTTCTTCAGAAAAATTATCTCGAAACTGCCCGAATAATGGTAACTGCTCATGCTTTCCCTCGCGTTCTGACCCGAGCAAAACTCAGTGCGGTTTCTTGGATTCTGGTAATAATTTCAACTCGTGTCCCTCGGACTGCTGTACGCCCGCATGCTATTACTAGACTACTTCGCCAGGGCCCCACCGCTATTCACGATGATAGGTCGCATATTCATAATAATTACACCGATCACAATACCAAGTAGAATCAGAGCCACATGATTCTCCTTGAGTGCGGCGAAAGGATCCTTCTTGATGGGCGGGGGGGCGAACATCATCCGACGAGGAAGAGGCTCCTCCTCCTCCCACATAGATCCCCGGTTTTCGGGCTCAGCGCTTTCGGGGGGCGGCAGCGGGGCGCTTCTTGATGGGGGTTCGCTTTTTGACAGGAACGGCAGGTTTTCCATCGTCTTCACTATCACTCTCACTACTCTCGCTTTTATCTGCTACAACAAATCCATCCAAATTTCCATCCTCATCTGCATCCTCCTCATCGTCCTCCTCCTCGTCCTCGTCATCCTCAAAGTTCGAGGCAATCTCTGACTCGTGGGAATCGTAGTCGTCCGTGGCGTAATCGTCCTCGACCTTCTCGACCGGCTCGTACTTCACTGGGGGCTTGGAAACGCGCCCGTACCTCGTCCGAGTGACGGGCTCCTCCACGCTAGCTGCAGCGGCCGCCTCGGCCAGCACATCAAGACTACTGTCCGTGGCTTTTGACGGGTCCAGGGTTTTCGGCGACATATTCTGGAAAGTCTAGCATCGTATCGTTTAAGTACTTTGGGAAGAAGTAAATACCTTGGGAGACCGCATTTTGGTTCAAAATTGTTTCACCCTCAATTCCCAGTTTCATCGAGATAGCCGCGAGCTCCTCCTGGATGTGCACGTCATCGGCCCTCCGAAGCCCAAGTCCCAAGTCCCTGATGGCCTCGATCGCTGTATAGAGTGCAGTCGCGGCATCATCAATTTGGGTCGAAGCCAATTGTTCGAACGCGCGGAGATTGTCCAAAAAACGACTCCAGTTTACCGGGTCCAGACCCGAGTACGGATGGACCATTTTCTCGTACTTTCTGAAACGCGCCTTTGGGCCCATCGGGAAGAATGTCCAGAAGAAAA